ATTCACTAACGCGATCACAGGTACATCAAATATCCATCCGGGTATCACAGAAACTACACAGAACAATTTCGCAGTTAATGGTTCTGCTAACCCTCTATACCTCAACCGTGGCCCAAAGATTTCCTATACTGCTGACGATAAAATCTTCGCTTATAGCTCATTCGGCTTGAGCGATGATGTAACATTCGATGCTCAGTATTCAGGTCTTGGATATCAGGATCTCATTGCGACTTCTGCTCGCTCACTCCTCTACTCAACAATGCTCGCTGAAGAGCGTATGCTTTTGATGGGTCGTGGAACTTCAGGTAACGGATTCTCTGGCGCACTTGCTGCTCCAACAATCACCGCTACTGCTCGTACTGCCGTCACAGGTGAGACTCCAATCTCTGCTGGTACAAAGGTATGGGTCAAGGCTACTTCTGATGCTGGTTCATTCGGTGACTCAGTTGTTTCTTCAGTTGCTTCTGCAACTCCAGACGGATCAACTCAGGTTATTGATGTTGTCATCTCAGCAGCAGTTTCAGGCGCTCTCGGATACAAGGTATTCTCAGGCGTAGGTGCTTCTGAACCTGCTGACACCGCTAAGTTCTATCAGGGTCGCACCGCTACCCTCAAGTTCACCCTTCAGGGCGTTCTTGCTACAACAGGCGATGTTGCTTCAAACCACGCTGCCGACACATCTGCTTACTCAGCAGGTTATGACGGAATCTTGGCTTATGTCCTTGGCGCACAGTCAGGTTACAACAACAACATCAACTCAACATTCTCAACAAGCAATCCGGGCGTAGAGTTCCAGACTGCTTTTGCTGCAATGTACGCTAACAACCTCGCTAACCCTGATGAGATCTTCATGAACGGTTCAGATCGTAAGCAACTTTCAGATGCAATTAAGTCTGCTGGTTCAACATCTGCATACCGTTTGAACCTCACTCAGAGCGAAACTGGCTCTTATGTCGGTGGCGCAACGATTGATGCACTCCACAACGAAGTTACAGGAAAACTCGTAGATCTTACAGTTCACCCTTATCTTCCACAAGGCGTAGCACCAATTCTTTCTTATGTCCTTCCATTCGAAAACTCAGAAGTTTCAAATCTCTGGGCTGCTGTAAATGTGCAGGATTACACATATCTCAACTGGCCTAAGATCCAGTTGCAGAACGAAGCATCAACCTACTTCCGAGGAACATTCGTTGCATACGGCCCAACATGGTCAGGTGCAGTTTCCGGTATTAAGGCTGCTTAGTATCACAACGATTGAGAGCGCATCGCAAGGTGCGCTCTCTCTCATAAAAGGAGGCAAACAATGACAAAGATGATTCCACCAAAGGGTATGACCAGCGTTTCAATCAATACGCCCAATGGCAAGAAAAGCAAGTTTGTTGGTAAAGATGGATTGCTCCATATCAACGATCCTAAACTGGTCAAGAAACTCAAGGCAGAAGGCTTAGGCGTAGCGAGCGCAAGCGGCGTAATCGCTAATAGTTCGGCAGTAGGTTTTCCTTGTAAAGCTTGCGGGTTCGGTTCATTCTTCAAGAAATGCTCAAAGTGCGGAGAAATAAATGGCTAATGCTTATACCAACACAACACATAAGTTCTCCACCCCTTACCTGACCCTTGCTGAGTTCAAGAACGCCCCTACCGCTATTGATATTGATAACCTCGTATTCAACTCTCAAGATCCCGATGTGCAGGATGCCGAACTCTCTAATGTGATCGCCCGCGCTTCATCGTGGATTGACACTTACTGCAACCAAGTTCTCGCGGCTACAACCGAAACCGAGAATATGCGTGGTCGCTTGAGTAGCGATGGAACCCTGCGTATCCATCCACGCTACAACCCTATTCTTGCCGTTATTGCTTTCAGTTATGGCAACCCTACTTCTCAGATGAACCCAATCGTTGATCCATCCGTTGCGTGGATTGAGGATTCTCAAATCATTATGCCGATTGGCAACCTCAGCTTTAACTACACCACCCAAGGCCCACTCCAATTCGGCTTGCCAATGACTCCTCGCCGTGAGTTGTTTGTTAATCTTCAGTATGTTGCTGGATACGCAAATACGACCATTACAAGCGCAAACGCAGGGCAATCCACCCTAGTAGTCGCAGATCCAACAGGTATTATCGCTAACTCAAGCCTACAAATCTATGACGGCTTCAACTCAGAGTTAGTCACAATCGCCAGCAACCACACCTACGGCAATTCCACAGTAGCCCTTGCCTCGCCTTTGGCTTACTCACACGGAACCGGCGTTTCAATCTCAGCACTACCGCCAGCCGTCAAAGAAGCAGCGATCTTGGTGACTACTGCAATGCTCAAGGTTCGTGGCGATTCCTCAATGACTATGGCGATCTCAAATACCGCAGGTCAAACTGTTGCGGGCAAGGATAAGATGGGCGAAGATATTGCGCTCGCTAAAGAACTCCTTACCCCTTATCGTAGGGTCAGATAATGGCAGTAGGTCGCAAAGAAGCCCGAGATACTATTGCCACCTTCATCAAGCCACCACAGGTAGATGGCATCAATCAGGTCTTTACCTCGTTTCCTAAGCGTATTAACTTTGAGGTCAATGCCCTACCTTCTCAGAGAAGCCGTTGCGCTGCCGTAGTCTTTATTGAGTCAGAAACCGAAACTCGTATCGGCTTGGGTGGCTATACCTCAGCAGGTGCGGCTACGGGTATCAAGAAGGTTGATTACTCAGTAGCAATTCAGCTCTTCCATCATTCGCTAGAAAACGATGCCGAGGATGCTATGGCTGACTTTGACCGAGTGATAGACAACCTCAAGAACCGCCTTCGCTCAGATCACCAATTCGGCGATAAGTCAGGCGTACTTGTATGGCAAGCGGCAGAACCAGTCATTAACACATCTTACGGCGAACCAATGTCCACCAATGGTACTGCTACCGAAACTTGGGCGGTTGTTCGATTTGATGTTACCCAAGTAATCAACGCATAGGAGAAATCATGCAGTTCACTTATACAGGCTCAGATGAGCGAGTTTTCCCAAGTATCGCAGTAACAGTTCAACCCGGTGACACCTTTGAAGCACCTGAAGATTTCAGCGCAGCAAATGTTTCATCAAAGCCAACCAAGTCCAAGCCAACAGTAGGAGATGAATAATGGCACTAGCACAACCATCCGTTAAGTCGTATTTAGGCGTTGCCCTAGAAACGACAAAAGGAACACCCGTAACGGCTACAAACTTTGTGCCAGTTACCATGAATACATTTAAGCCAGTAGATATGATTGATCCTCTCTACGATACAGGGCTTCGTGGCTCACTTGTTGAGAACTATCAGTATGTCCAAGGCCGCCGCCACACTACCGTTGATTTTGGTGGGCCAGTCTTTGCAGACACAATCGGCTACTGGGTTGCAGGTATCCTTGGCGATGTAACCACAACAGGTTCAAGCGCTCCTTACACACACGCTATTGCGCTTAAGAACGCAGTTGGAACAACTGGCGATGCTCAGCCAAAGGCTCTTACAATCACAGACTTCTACTCAGCAAACACACGCCAGTATCCGGGCGCTCAGATCACAGATTTTGGTTTGGCATTTAACGCTGATGGAATGTTGGAATACACAGTTAAGGCTATGGGTTTCCCATCAGTTACAACTTCTGCTCCAGCCCCATCGTTCTCAACAGTTCTTCCTACTCAAGTATGGACTGGAACAGTAACAATCGGCGGTTCTCAGGTTGCTTATGTTCGCACAGGAACTCTTGATCTTTCTCGCAAGGCAGAGGCTATTTGGGGCGTTGGCAATACACAATCTCCTTATCAGGTCTTTGTTGGTGCGCTAACCGCTAAGGGCAAGATCACCTTCGTCATGCAAGATGATGCAGAACTTACCCGCTACATCACAAACACTCAGCCAGCACTTACATTCAACTTCTCAACAGGAACAGGTGCAACTGCAACTCAGGTTCAGTTCACTCTTTCAAAGGGTGCTTATGTAACTGGCGCTATTGAGCGCAACGCTGACTATGTTGAAGTGACCGTAGATATCGAAGGTCTTGGAAACACAACAGATGTTGGTGCAACCTCTGGATACTCACCTGTAAAGTTCACTTTGCAGAACGCTCTTCCAAGCGGAACATTCCAGTAACCGATAGAATCCCGCTAGGGGAGCCGCCTTCCCTCCCCTAGTCGGGCTATTTTTGTGAAGGCAAGTTGGAAGGAAACCAATGTCTAAAAGTATTACTCTCCCATCAGGTAACACCGTAGTAATGCGCGACCCATCAACCCTTCGCGTAAAAGATCGCAAGAAGGTTGTAGCGGCTGCCAATAACCAAGAAGGCTTGCTTCAGGCTATGTCTATGACTGATGGACTTATTGCGGTTCTTGTCGAGTCATGGTCATTTGATCTTATTATTCCGTCAATTCACATTGCTTCGCTAGATGAACTGACAATGCCTGATTATGACTTTTTAGCAGCAGAAGCGGCTAAAGCTCAATCTGGAATCTTCCCAGATTTCTCAGATACGCCAGCCAACCAGAGCAACCCTGATAGCCCTTTAGGAAACTTGAACGCTTAAAGTGGGTATTAGAAGGTAATCCTTCAAGCGAGTTACACGATTACCCGTATGAGGAATACCTGTATTACTTGTGCGCTAAAGAATTTGGCTGGACTCCGCAAGAAACAGATGAACAACCCGCTTTTATGGTGGATTGGATTCTCAAAATACTTAAGATTTCTAGGGAGGTCGAAAGTGGAAATGAGCAATAACATCCCTGAAGTCCTTCGTAAAGTTGTTGAGGCTCAAGGCAAAATTGATCGCGGTGCTATGATGGCTCGTAATGAGATGATGACTTCGCTCATTCAACTTTCTAAAGAACAAATTCAAGGCAAGCGCCAAAAAGGTGAAAAGGCTGAATCAGGCAAGCCACCTAAAAACCGCACAGGTAACCTGCGCCGATCTATTCAAGGCAAGCCAATGCGTGAAGGTTTTGCTACCTATTCTGCGTTAGTTGGCCCAACAATCATTTATGGTCGCAGAGTTGAACTTGGCGGCGGCAACTGGCCTTCTGGCACAAAGTTCCCATACATGAAACCAGCGTGGGAAAGATTTAGACCTTTAGCACTTAACATTATCCGCAAACACTTGGCTCTCTAGGAGGCATCATGGCAGAGTTCTTTCCACCAGTAATCTTTGAGATCAAAGCAAAGGCTACTGAGGCTATTGCATCCTTTGGCGAGGTTAATAAAGAACTTGTTAAGATGGAAAAAAATGGCGTTATTGCCAGCAGCGCTCTTGGCAAAATGCAAGTTGCTTCTAAATATGCTGGAACTGCCCTTCTTGGTCTTGGTGGAATTTTTGGTGCTTTTGCCGTATCAAGTATTAAGCAATTAGACACAGTAGAAACTGCTCAAGCAAGACTTTCGGTTGCCATCAAAGATACTGGCGTTAGTTTTGATGTTGCCAAGCCTTATATTGATCGCGCTGATGCGGCTATGCGTAATCTTGGATTCTCTACTGCCGATACTTATGGCGCTCTTGGAACTTTAACTGCGGCAAGCCGTAATCCTAAAACTGCTCTTGATACTCTCAGCGTAGCGGCAGACCTTGCTCGTTACAAGCAAATATCTCTTGCCGATGCTGCAACGCTTTTGGCTCGCGCAACTATTGGTCAAGCAAAAGGTCTTGGTGATCTTGGTATTGCTATTGGAAAGACTTTGCCAAAGGGTGCTTCGCTTGAGCAAATTCTTAAAGCCGTAGAAGATCGCGCACACGGATCTGCAACCGCATTTAGCAAAACCCTTGCGGGAAGCCTACAAACCGCTCAAGCAAATTTCCAAAATCTTGAGGTTCAAGTAGGAACTGGATTAGTTCCAGCACTTAATAAGGTAATGACTTGGATTAACGGAACTGGAATACCGGGGCTAAAAGGTTTCTTTGGTGTCATTAGCGATAACAAGGGATTGGTAACTGGGTTAGTTACTGCCCTTGCTGGAATTTGGGCAGCACCAAAAATAGTTGGAATTATTACTGCAATTAAAACTATCATTGCAGAAATAGGTCTTTTAAGAACCGCCGCTGCTTTGGGTGCAGAAGCGGAAGCCGTTTTAGGATTTACTGCTCTTCCGGGATCAACACTTAAATTACTTCTAGGCGGTACTGCTGGTGTAGGTGCGGCAATGGCTGGAATTGGCGCAGCAGTTGGTCTTGGATTTTATGAAGCAGGAAAGAGCAACGCAAAGCCTACTATGCCTAAAATTGGAGGCAAGGGTGGCGCGGCTGCTATGGCAGAGTATCAACAGAGATTAGCCGCTTGGAACGCTGCACATTCAACATCTGCTGCTGATCTTGAATGTGCAGCGTT